TCCATTTAATTAATGGTTCGAAATCGCTAAGAACTATGCTTTGAATTTCTAAACTTTTATGTTCAGTAGGTTCAAACTTTAGCATGACGCAATAGTGTCTAGCGGCACCAGGCATAGTCTGTTCTTGGATTTCTATTTCAACGTATTTACTATCTATAACTGCCATTAGCTATCTCCTGGTTATTGATTATTTCACTCTGCATTTCTTCAGCTTCAGCTTTTGCAGTAAAGCCTTTGTGATATTCAATAAAGTTTGGATCGATAATCACATCGGTTTTCATATTGAAAAGTTTAGCTAATGCTTTTAGCTTTAGTGCGCTAACTCCATTAGTTCCTTTTTCAAATTTCTGCACCTGTTGGAAGGTACAAGATAAAGCTTTACCAACTCTAGCTTGAGTAAAGTTTTTTAGTTTTCTGATATACTTGATGTTGTTTCCAACGTATCTATTAAAGGCAAGTTCTTCAGGTGTTCTTTGTCGGTTAGACATTTGATCTCCTCTATGGTTAGGTTAAAGTAATTTTCCGTTTGTTCCTTCCAGCCAGTAAAATCAAAAATTGTAGATCTCTCTGCTGTAGTAAAGAACGCCATCGGTGGCATTTGTCGAAAGACATCATCAGCTCTTACAAAAAAAGCTGGTAGTCCATCTTCAAATTTTAGGTACCAGTTAGTCTGGTTAATTCTGTGAACAGGCATATCGGAACTGAACGCCTGGTAGTGCATGTAACTTGAGTAATTTTTATCTCTAGGCTTTCTAGACATTATTTGTATTCCTCCAATGGATCGATTAGTTGTTGTTTCTTTAATTGTTCTGCTAGTTTGCAGATAAGTCTTTGGCTAACTACTGGAGAGAATTTCATTACATCTCCAAACAAAGCCAACATATCTAAAGCTCTGCCATCAATACCTGGAAGTTGATCCCAGTCTTTTTTCTGCATTAGCCATTCGATATTTTCCTCATACATATTCTTCTCAGTCTCCATCTCTAAAGCTAACTTCTGCGCTTCAGACAATTCGTTTTCTAAGGTTTTAGGAAATTGAATTATTTTACTGTTGCTCATCTTTTTGCATTAACTCCGCTTGGTGCAGATAGTTTGCTGCATCATCGTAGTTATCCTGTTTAAAATTTTTATTAGTTCTGATTAGCTTCGCTGCTACATACATATTGGCTACCATGTAGCCTGGAATATCTTGCTTTAAGCCGAGCAAGGCGGTCCAGGCTTTTCCAATACGTTTCATATTAGAACTGAATGGACCGTATTCTTGCTCCTTAACTTGACGGATTTGTTTAAGCTTTTCGTTTTGCATTTTTATCTTTGTTCTCTTGATGTGCAGAGAAGGCGGCATTAATGAAATACGAAGCAGTCTTGGCTAGACTTTGCGGCATCTCAAACTGTTCGTCTGATAATGTTCGCAGCTTTTTATAAGTATCCATGCTTAAGGCTATAGATTTATATTTATCCGTATCCATGATTACTCCAGGTTAGCTGGATCAAATGAAGTATCGGCTGAATTTAATTCAAGCTCTTCAACTCTGTGCATCCAGTAGTAGGTTGAACCAGCTGGTAATTTTCCATTGCCAGTAGCTTCAGCTTTGTAAGCACCAACTCTGTATTTTTTTCCGTCTGGTAAAGTTATGGTTCCTTTGAGGTCATAACTTTTTGGGTTTTCTTTATTAGTGTTAGGAAATACTACACCTAAAGATTTTCGTTCTTTTGATTGGTCATCCATTATTGAATAACTCCGTTCGTCTCTAGTTTGATTTTAATCTTGTTAAACTTTTCTAAGAACTCTGAGTAAGCTAGAGGATTAGATCCTTTTACACTCTTCATAAGTTCTTGATTATTAGTTAGCCAAGATTTGTAAGCTCCGAGATGAGAGACTTTATCAAGCTCGGTAAGCGCTTCTGTTAGCTTCTGGTCCGATTGAACTATGGCTCCAGAAACTTCTTCAGCTGAAGCAATCTTGTCATTGGTTAAGCCAAGCATAGCTAAAGCTCTTCCAACTGCAGATGTTTCAGCATTCTCTAGTGCAGAAGTTTGGTTTATACGACTAGCAGCTCTAAGCTCTTCAGCTAGTCCAGTAGATACAAGCTTTCCATCAATGAATACTTCAGATCTAACGATAACTTTTTTATCGTCTTGATGAATTATGTTTGATGAAATGGTAGCAGCAGTTCCTAAGTTTCTTCTTAAAATTCCGATCCGTAATGCTACCGTTGCATAATCGTTGTTATGAATTTTAATAGTCGAACCATTTAACGACTTTTTAAAGTCGGTAATAGTAGAGACTAATTTATCAGCTGACATAAGTAATATCCTCCTATGATTAGTGTTGTGTAATTGATGAGCGATGAAGGCATTATTGATTTCTCCATATAGCCTTAGCTCTAGCCAGGTGTTTTTGACCGATATTCCAATAGAAATTGTGATCAAAATTAGGTTCTACGTCTTTAGCAATTTCAGATAAAATTAAGTCAGGCTCGTCTAGATCTATGTATCTAGATAATAATCTCTCTTTTTTGAGACAGTTATTAATGAGTTGTTCGTAATAATTTTTAAGATTTTCTTCTTCTAAATCTGCACAATTTTTTTCAGTAAATACTGCATGATCATCTGCAGAAAGATAAATCAGATAAGGATGGATCCGATTTAATTTTCTTAAGGCAAAACAATAAAAAGCCAACTGTTGTAGATGAAGTGCATTTGGAGTGGATGGCACAACGGCAGAAGCAAAAGACCTTGTACCATCCTTCTTTACTCTACCTGGTCGTTGCCAAACAGTTTTAAGTTCACAGACCGAAAGAAACGGAGCTGCGCCAGAGATATGGTTATGCGCAGACGCTGCAGCAGATCGCTCTGGTGCATTAAAATCTGTGAAATGTAAATCTGCTCTACCAACAATAGGAAGAGAAAGTCTGTCATCAACTTGGTTAATGCTATCTTCAGCAACTACTTCTGCTGACTTGTCTGCACCAAGTTTGTCAAAGGCTAAAAAGCCTTGTTGAATAGTTTGAGGTATAGTTTCCTGGTAGTGTTCTTTTTTCGCTCTATCTTTTTCATCTACAGGAATGTACTCCATGAATTTATCTAAAGCTTTTGAGATAGCTTCATCTTTTGAAATTTTTTTATTTTCTTTAGGAGCTAATTTTTTTATGTTTGGATTGTAGGACCAGATCTTATTTGCATAGTGCCATTGGATTGCATCATTAACTGCAACTCCAGCGGACATGTTGGAATTTCCATCGAACTCTCTTCTCTGTTCTTGAGTACAAAATAAATATCTAAAAGCATAAACACCTAAAGGCATTGAGCTTGAAGTGGGGGAGTGATGATTAATTTTTAAAAGTTCGTTTAATTTTTTAAATCCGTCTTGTTGTAAAGTTTCTAACGGATCTATTATTTTTGTTTGTTTTAAAATCATGGAGCTGTGATACTCCGATGAAATATTTTATTCGAACCGCTGATTGTAGAGTTTGCTACTTTTGCTTGTTTGAATTATTTTGAAATTTTAGTATGTTTTGTTTTCTTTTGTCGTTTTTGTCGTTTTGTAACTCTGGAACATCGAATTTTACGGTATCTTTTTCAATCCAGGTTTCAATCCATTCTCTTTTGTATAAATAAATATTTGTGTCTTTTGGATTAATCCATAAAGGACCAACAAGAACTCCTCGATCTTCGCTGCATTCTCTCATATATGCTAAAGCTCTAGTTTTTATGCCATATTCTAAATATACTTGAGCTGGTTTTAAGAGATCAGATTTAGCCATTAAAATCTTCATCTTTGTTTGTTGGAGTTTCAGCTTGTTCGATAATTCTCTCAAATTTTTTATCTAATTCTTTAATTTCTTCAGGAGTAAAATCAGCTTTAATTATATTTTTATCTTTTATTGGAAATATTTTTTTTTCAAATTTTGCTTCTCCATAAGCAGCTCTACCTATTGTATCTTGAATATTACCGCTAACATTAATTAAATTTTTTATTCTTTGTTGAATAGACAATGTTGTCATATCATCAGTATCAATAGTTTTTAAATAATCTTTTAATTTTAATTTTAAGTAAGACATTTTTTGAATTTCTTTAAAATTTTTATAATTTAAATTTTCCTCAATTCTGCTGTCTGTATAAATATCTTTGTAATGTTTTTGTACTTCAACTCTTTGATTAGAATAAACTTTTAGTGGATCTATAAATGAAACAACTGGTGCTACAAATAAAGGATCTAAACCTTGAACAATAATTCTATCTGCTTCTACTGCTCCTACAAAATCATCAAAAGTATTAAAATCTTCGTCAGGAATTATACCGTCAGCTTGTATAGCTTCAGGATCTATTATGTGTAAATCAACACTCTTGCCATCATAATTTTTTTTATAAACACCAATATAATATCTTGCTCTTGGTTCTCCATCAGATCTATCTTTTATGTAAGCTCCAAGTATAACTATTTGATTTTCATAATTTTTCGTTTCATTAGTGCTATAATAAAATGCAATATGATTATGTAAGTGTGAACTTGGACTGTCAATTTTAATTGCTTTAACATCTGGTCTGTAAATTTCTCTTGGACATCTAACAATACCTAAATTTGAATTAGCAGTAATTTCATGATGATCAACTATAACTCTTTTTAATAAAGAACTTGATATTGTGTTTGTAGAACCCCAGACTGGAACTGATAAATCATTAAATAAAATTTCTGCTGGATCACATCCTAAAGCTTTTGCATATTTAATTGCTGCATCTCTAGAAATTTCGAAAGTTCCTTTTAAGTGTCTAAATAAAGTTGATTTATCTACA